AGTGCCAGAGCCGATGTCAAAAAATATTCCATCTTCTTCAGTCTTGACTAGCCTATTTCTTTCTAAGAAAGCCCGATTGTCGGCGAGCATTTTTTCGCCGTATGCTCTCAATTTTTCATTGCCAGCAAGATTGTCTTCGTAATCGAACCCCAGATACTTTTGCACCTTAGCAATACTTCCGCCACCTTTGCCTAAACCGTCTGCCACAGGGTTCACAACACTGACAAAATCCCAAACATCTAACGGGGTTTCAAACTCTTCAGTAAAAGCCTCCGAATCTCGTATCATTTCTGAGGCTACGATTTGTGGCGTAGATGCAAAAAATGCTCCGAGGCCACGCCCGAGCTGCATACCAAAGTGATCGCCTTTTTTCTTTCCGCCGTTTTGGATATTATCGTAGAACTCAATCTCTTCCTGAGAGAGGCCGACTGGCGAAGAGATCACATTGCCAGTCTCCTCTCGGAAAACTTGCTCGCTCTCTTCAATATAAACATGTTCATTGTCGTCGAGAGGTATAAACCTTGCTTTAGCTTTAGGCTCTTCAGCGGTCTCTTCTATGAGTTCTATTGGCATACTGTTAATCCACTATGTTGTATAGTTGACCATTGATTAAAGCGACGCCTCGGAAGCCTTCAGCCTCCGCTGCTTCAGCCTCTTTCATTGTGGCGAATTTCTTAGCTGGAGCGTCAGGAACGATTGAAACGTCAGCTTTTGTTGTTGCTGCGTCGTTCGTTATTACGCTATCTGTGCCGTCTTGACCTATTACACGATTAGGCGTTCCAGATTTTCTCTCAAGACCCTTAACTGATTTTTTAATTTCAGAATTTATTATCGCATCAACCTGACGATCTTTCATTGTCTTGCCGTTATCGTCAACATCATCATCATCATCAAAGCCTGAGAAATCACTTTGCTCAATTCTTTTTGAAACGCCACGAAGTATTTTTCTTTGGGCGGCTGGAGGCTTGTCTTTTGCGAAAGCTTGGATTGCCATGATGGCTTTTTCTTCAGGCTCAAGTTTTCTTGTGCCCAAAAGAGGCTTGCCAAAAACAACCGCTTTACTTCCACCTCTAGCTCCAAAATTTTCAGTGTCAGATTGAAGTGCCGCGTTGATACCATCGACAGTCCCCTTTAATAACATCTTAGCTTCACTGTTATTTATATCACCACCGATGGCGCTGTAAACATCGTTCTGGTACTTGACAAGATCGTTTAAACCGTTACCGATAGTCAGGCCGTCGCGCTCTAACAATTCTTTCTTGCGAAACATTAAGTCCGCCAGTATTTCTGGGTTTTTATCGCTTGCATTTTTACCGCCGACAGCGAGGGTTCTTGCTATATCTTTCTCGTCTTCGTCAAGGTCGTCCATGCCCTCAATCGCGCCTAAAGTTAAAGTGCCGTTGATATAGTTCTCCATGACGCCTTGCTTGCTATTAACGAGGTTCATTTGCTTTTTAGCTTGTTCTATTTTTGGTATCTGCTCGAAATTTGTTTTAGCAACCTCCATTATTTTTTTTATTTCCTTACCGCCAAGAACATCTTGAAGTCCATGCTCTTCTATAAATTCACGTACACGCGCTGGGTTCTTTTCAACCATACCCATAACGGCACTTTTAGCAACGCGCTTGCCAGCTTTTGTTGCGACAGCCTCAAGCTCAGAACCGAAGGCGGCTGAAGCTGCGGCAGCTCCTTTATCGCCTTTCATCTGACCGATAATAGACCGTAGTTTTTCAGGCTGGTTGTAAACCGTACTGGTGTACGAGCCAACTGCTGAAGCGTAGGCTTTTTTTCTATTGTCAATTTTCTGCTTAGCCTCGAACGATGTCGCGCCGTAAATTAGGGAGTTTGTTAAGCCTGAATAGCGACCCTCCATAATCTTTTGAAAATACTGGTTTTCATTTCCTTTTGTGAACTCGTCAAAGTTTTTTCGGCTCTCCTCTAAAAATCTTTTAGAAAAATCCTGAGGGCTGTTCTGCGACGCTGCCTTGGCTTCATTAAATCTTGTGAGTTCCTGAAGTTGAAATTCCGCGAACCTTTCAACAGCTTCACTTTCTCCGTCTCTTTTTAATACAGCCTGCTTTGCATCGTCGATACTTTTTACAGCGCCATCAACTGAGCGAAAAAATCCATTAAGCGCATCAGCGGAGGGGAGCGTAGAAATCTCGCCTTGACGAACAAAGCGAGTTGATTGAGTTAGGTTTGACGCTCCAACCTGTTGTTGCGATCTAGGAAAAGTTCCCACTGATTATCCCCCTGATGTTTTAGCTGAACTGTATTTACCGTAACCTTTTATCAAGCCAGCTCCAACTCCGATTGCGGCATCAAATCCTGCGCTCTTGGCTTTATTGGATTGTAGCTGAGCCTCAAATGCAGAATTAGCCGAAGCGTTTTCTCCTGCGTATTCTATTCTTAGAATATCAAGCTCGTCCGTTGCTGCATTATCCGCAATAATATCAAGAGCTGAACCTTCGAGAGAGCCCGTTGTCGCTCCAGCAGCATTTCTTGCCGCACCAGCAGTTGCTCGTGCTCTACGAGCTCTGTCGCTCGCCCGAGCCTCTGCCTCGTAAACATCAGATAGTGCTTGATTTTTGGCAATCTGTTCATTTGTTTTTGCGGTGGCTTTAGCGTCAAGGGTTGCGGCAACCGTTCCGACTGCCGTCAAGGCTGTACCTGCTATAGCGATAAACGTTGCTGTTGTTGCGCCTGACATGGCTAATCCTCCGTTATTGTAATATTGTTTTTGTTCGTGTTTGACTTCAAAATTTCGGTTTCATCGGTAAATTCAGCCTCTGCATCTTTTATGTTTCTCGCGTCGGTCTTAAAGCTCATTGATATGTGAGTGTCTGAAATTGCGATAAAGACTTGCTTTCTTCCTGACGATGCTGGAATGACGGCAAATCCTTTAATTTCTATACTATCACCTTCGCCAATTAAAACAACACATTCTCCACTGACTGTGAGGGTTGTGGGTATCTTAATCAGAGCTCCAGTTATCATTACCCCTGCTGGCACGCAAATGGTTCTGGTGTATATGCCATCATGGATTAGGTGGGAGGTTTCTATGTCGACTTGAGGTCGCTGCAAAGACAAAGCCTCTACCTGTTTTATCTTGTCAATAACGACAGGCGATGTCGGGGGCAAAGATTTCCGCTGTGATAGCTCATTACTCATTTAAACCCCAGAAGAAAACATTGTTTGTAAGTTTTGCGCCAAGACCAGAAAGCACCTTGCTGAATACACCAGCCGCTGGGGCGCTGATAAACAGACCGACAGCTCCGTACTCTTTCCCTAGATTTTTAGCGGTGTTTATTAGTCTAGTTCCAGCTCCACTCTTGCGTGCTTCTTTCGTGGTAAAAATACTTTCTATGGTTCCAATTACTGCGCTGTAATGAGGGTTCTGAGAAATCAAGAACACTAAAAATCCATCCATATCATCACCATTAAATGCGCCGAAAAGCTTAAACAATCCAGACTGCTCTAACTGTTTATAAACTTCTATGTTTGGATTTGGTTTCGGCATACCAACTAAAGCGCACTCTTCTCCATATTCCTTCAAAAGCGCATCGCTTGAGGGGTGGTTGAAGAATTCATCAACGGTTATTTGCCTTACGTCGCTTATCATTCTACGTTCATCTCCCACGTTGCATTTAGCAAGCAAGCTGGGAACATTCCATTACCAGTTATCCGCAGTTCAGGTTCCCTATTGTCGGTTGGCTCAGGCACTGGTTGAGGCTCTGTCTGACCTGTGAATAATTCTTGCAACACATCAAACTGGGTTCCGTAACCCAAGACATCAGCATCTAAAACGTCTGAGGTTGTGTGCCCGAAATTAACGTCCAGAGTAGCCCAGAAATCAAGAACCAAATTACTAACCAGTCTAGTTTTACCTTTTACTGTTCCTGTTTTTGTTTCAACAATCGGGTCTAATAAATCCACGAGCCAATCGTACTTTAAGCCGACTATAATCTTCTCTCCTTCGACGTTGTTGGACAACTCAATCTGTCCCGCGTCGACAACCTGATCTGGGTGGGATTTTCCATCGACAAGCACGCCGACAGTTTGACCCTCTAGGTGGTCAAGACCAGTTACTGTATCGGTCAAGACACCATCGTAAACGAAGGCGCAGTCGGCGTAAATCACGTCTTTTCGCTCGTCCCCGTCCTCGTAATACGGCGTCATATACTCAACGTATTTTACCGTCTCGCCGTCTACTGTTCTCTCCACCATCAAATAAAGATCGTCACGAGCATTGTCTGGCGAAGGAACAGATGTGGCAGACACCACATTAACATCATCTCCAGCTATTTCATGCTTAGCCCAAGCCACAATATCTTGGTCTCTCATATATGTTAGGGAGCAAATTGTTCCGTCGTCCATTAGGTAATAAAAAAGATTGTCTGGCTCTTGGCTCCAGATCATGTGCCTAATTCTCGCCCGTAAATCATTGACGAAGTAAAGACCTAAATCTGGCGATCTAAAGCCGTCACTTTCAAGAGAGAAGGCAGCCTCGTGAACCTTACTTCTTGACGACTGAACAAAGACATTTGCAGAGCCATTGGAAACGGAAGGAAGGCTTGCGCTTCCCTTGTTTGTTATCAAGCTGGTTTTATTATTGTCTGGCGCAAGAGGTCTTGAACTTGAGGAAGGCTGTAAAATCCACTCTCCGTCCGTGGTCCCAATAAGCAAGCCAGAGCTGATATTTGAAATCCACTCAATAAGGTTAAGCTCACCATCTTGAACGCGAGCCTGAATTGCATCATCGTCATTAACTTCACCAAGACTATTACTCGGGGAAAAGTCAAAAGATGTAGCGCTAAAACCTCCAGTTGCGGAGAGCGCCACTCTGTCTGGGTATGCTGGCTGACCAGCTAAAACAACTCTAGCGTTGTGCATAGCTATAACCGAAGGATAGCCGTCGTAGTCATTGTAAAGTCCTAAGCGCCACCTACGCGTTGCTGTTGTGCTCGTCCCTTCGCTACTGTCATTGATATCCACTGTGATCGACGTAGTGCTGTTCACTGCGGTTATTTCTCCCCACGCCCACTTCTGACCAGAATTTAAAATACGCACGCCACGCCCCACGTCAGAAGCCCTAAAGCCAGCGTCCTTATTAATTCCATTCACTGAGGAGGCTGCAATATCTACCGAACCAGAAGCAACCTCAGCGGAGGCGGTGAAGGTGGTTGAGGAGCGGTTCTCGTCCATATACGGGTGCTCGTTGTAAGCCATTTCATCAATAGACCAGTTGGTGTCACTAACCCTTTTGAGAGCCATAGGCTTGTAGTCTTTGTGAACGATAAAAAGAACGTCGGCGGACTGCTTAAATTGAAACTGAAAAAGACCGTTGTCGTCGAAAAAATCAGCCTCGGCAAAGGGTGTTGCGATTTCCACTGGAGCTCCGCCGTCCATAAGTTGTTCTCTGTCCTTGTAAAATCTAATATACAGATCACCCATCTCAATGACGTAACTCTGAACAACAGAAGTTGTTCCAAATTTAAACCTTAAAAAGAAACAGCTCTTATCTGAAAACTTAACGGCGGATATGAACTTGGTTCCACCCCTGCGGATTACACCGCCCTGCACCATAGGAAAAACATTCAAGCTGTCCTTGACGGCACTATCACGCTTTGGCGATTTAGAGTTCCCTTGAATTAGTGGGTTGTGTATCCCTGCATTGAAACTGCTTTGCTCATAGAAAAAACTACCCATTTCTCGTGTTCTCCCACTCGGCTGAGTAGGCGTGCTGGTTAGGCTCTTCGAGAGAGCCGTTGCGCTTTGCCGTTTCAATAGCCGCTAGATATTCGCTTTCAATTTTAACTCGACCAACGCCACGACCCGCAAGTGCTGTGAAGCCATCAAGGGCAAGCTGGAGGGCAAGTAATCTCACAAAGTCTGGGTCGTAATAAACCTCTGGGACTGAGTTGCAGATATAAATAATTTTTATTGACGTGTTTTGATTTGTGAGTATCTGGCGACCTTCTATAACGTAATCGTTTGGAAGTCCATTAAGGTCGGTGTCGACATAGTGACCATCGACTGTAATAAGCCTGACGTAATCAGTTGGTAGCTCGTAAGCATATTCATAGCCCCACTTAGGAGCTAGTGAAAGTGGAGCTAATATAGCTCTCTTCTTTGCGAATTTAAACGGGTATAGTTTGAGCAATGTGTCCCGTGAATTCTCGTAGATAAGAGACATCACGTCCGCAGATTTTACCTGATCTGTGAACGCAACAATCTTCTTTACGCCAATTCTGATTAAGCCTTGGTTTGCGATCTTCACGGGACTTGTCATTACTCGTTACCTCTGTCCTCTTTGACAGCCATAACTAGCTTGTTTAAGCACTCAAGAATTTGAGACTTGCGCTCGAATTTATCAATCTTTATAACGATTGCAACATCTCCGTCCGCTTCCATCTCGCCGTATCGACAGCCATTCTTAACAGAATAAACTAAGTTACCTTCAGCTTTAGCAGCCTCGTGCATCTCAGTAAAATCATCATGCTTCTGTTGCGCTTCAGCTTGTTTTTTAGCTGTGCGCTTTTCAGCATCTTTCTGCAATTTAGTTTTGGCTTTCTGAGCAGCTTCAGCTTCAGCCTGATGAGCAATCTCTTCCTCGCTAAGCTCAGGCTCTTCTTCAACTTCTGGCTCTGGGCCTTGAGCGTTTTCAGCGGCTTCAGCCTCAGCTTCTGCGGCAGCTTCAGCAACAGCAGCTTCGTCAACGTCGTCGGTATTAACTTCGGTCTCAGATTGAGCTTCGGTCTCCACTTCAGTCTCTGGAGCTTCGTTAACTTCAGCTTCGTTAGCTTCTACTTCTTGAGTTTTGTCAATCACCGCTTCTGTTTTATCAACAGCTTCTTCGTTGACCGTATTATCAACGACCTCGTCCTTGGGCTTTTGCCCTTGGTGCTGGTTGTTTTTGTTTTTATTCTTGGACATTTGCTTCTCCTTATTCAAAAGCTTGAAAGTATGTCGCCTCCCCTAAGGGAGACGACAAGGCGGTGGCAAAAATTATTCTGCGATCTGCACTTTCAATACGCGGCTTTCGTCAAGACGGGTCGCGTTGGTTGGAAGGATTGCCTCAACAAGTAAAGGTTTACCTGTCTTCTGTGGCAACTCACGAACGTCTGACTGTAAGCCAGAGCCCCACTTCGCTAGACCAATACCTTTGCTTGTGTAAATCAAGCAATCACGAGTTCCAGCGTTTTCAGGCAAGCGGTTACTTACGATGAAACGGTGAATACCCATGAACGGTTTGATCGCGTGACCCTCAAGGGGGCGACCAGAAGCGAAGTCCCAATTCACGTAAGCATCAATGTTACGCAAGTCGGTATGGGCTTTGGGAGAAATAACCGCGGTTACCATCTCTCTGTCCATGTCGATCTCAGCAGCATCTAGCTTCTCCTGAATTTCGTCCATTTTGGCACGCGTCCAGCCTGTACCGCCAGCGGCGATAATTGAGCCAGCAGGAAGAGCAGTGTTTGTCGCACCATCTTTTCCTGTTAAAGCGTTACCAAAACCCGCTGCGATAATTTTATCGTCAACAAAGCGTCCGATTGCGGCTGCTCCGTTTTCAACATACTTACCTGTTGGGTCAATTCCTGCTTGCATCTTCTCAAGATTTTCAACACCAGCTTCGTAAACGGCACGATCAAAACCAACCCAACGAGACACAATGTCTGGCTGACCGGTTAAGACATCACGGAATGATGCTGTGTTTTGAACCGCGTCTTTTGCGTCGATGCGTGTTTCGAATTTGAATTTCTCACCAGTGACACCACTCTCAACCATAACGGTATTTTCGAGCTTGGAACCAAACTGTTGCAAAGCAAGATTAAGGTTAGTGCCGTAAGTGAGCCTATATACGTCTGGTAAACCTGCCATATCTACTCTCCTTATGATCGGGTTAAAAGTTAAGTTTAAAAATTTAGTTAGTTTTTGTTTAAAGCTTATCCGATCAAGGGGCGTTTAAAGCAGGGGGCACATTCTTTCATGTTGTCAGGGGCTGTTTAAAGCTTATCCACTTGGTGATGCGAGACTAATATACTTTTGCATTTTTTCATAGTCCGCACCCTTGCCTTTATTATACGCAGCAAGCCTTGATGGGTCAACACTAATTTCAGACATCAAGGAATTCATCTTCCCTGCGGCTTCTTTTGGTGTTGTGTGGCTGTCTGTCTGCGTATTAACTGTTGAGCCTGAGCCTGTCTTTTCAGCCAGACCGTAGAGGTATGTCAACATAGTTTTTGTTCCAAAACCATCTTCCAAAGCTTGAACCGCTTCGTCAGGAAGACCGCTCTCTTTACCAAATCGTGCAATCTCACCAATGCGGCGATCAAAGTCTGAGCCCCATTCTTTTTTCAGCTCAGCAGTTTCCGTTTCTTGCTGTAGGGTCACTTCGTTTTGAAAC